CTTGTTACCCTCTCGCGGATCGAAGTAGACGCCGTCGAGTTGCCCACCGGCGTGCAGGTCGCGCCTACAATTGCAGTAGGTGTCGCACAGGCGCAGACGGTGGAATGCGCCATCGGTAATCCAAGTGCGACGCGGGCGATGTTGATTACCGGTGTTCGTGTGTACGGTACCTGTGTCGAAGCAATCGAGCAGAACGAAGTGATGTATGGGCTAGACAATCCGCCGACGGTTCTACCTCGTTCAATGCGTACTGAAGATAACCCGTATATCCAAGATGAGCGTCACGCGCATGCGCTGGCGTCGCTTATTACAACGATCTACGGCAAGGTACGTCCGGTAGTGCGACTGCGCAACTGTCCGAGTGATCCCGATCGTCGGGTGGGTGAAGTGGTGACGATAACGTCCCAACAACTATCGTTATCCGACACGCGGGCGCTTATAACCAACATCACGTATAACGATAATGCCTTTATGGATGTAGATTGTGTCCTTATTCCAGATATTGATGATGTTAATGCATATTACATTGTTGGACATACATATAGCAGCGGTGATACGAAATTGATCGGTTGGTGAACAACTATGCCTGGACTGTTAGACGTTACAGCATTGCCGGAGTGGTATAGCGGTGCGATTTTGAGCGCATCGGCACTAGAACGCTTACGTGATACCGTGCTGCGTCTTGACGGTGTAAGTGTGTTGCCGTTGCCGGTATTTATTTCCAATGTCGGGTATTTTGTCAGCGATTATCAATATAACCCGACAACCATTTGGCGAGGCGGTGTCACGTGGCGAGTCGGCGCTACGACGTTGGCAATCATCTACGAGTGGCCCGGATCGGTGCTTAGTGGTGATCGTCTTGTTATCCGTCGTCAGGGTAACGGCGTGGCGGTAGAGACGGAGTACACACCGTCATCCGGCATTCATCAGATTACCATCACACCAACCGAATATACCGACCTCGAAGTCGTGCGTATTGATGTTCGTATCAAAAGCACATCTCGCCCGTCGCGTGAGGCAGGGTGGCCGAACTATGTACGTGTTTTAGACGTGTGGATACAACCCATTCAGCCACCGTTTACCCTCCCGTCGCTGCCGACCTACGGACAGCTTACCGAGGCCAATCTCCAGGCCACAACGGAGTACGCGCGGTGGCTTCTTTACGCATATGGGCAACAGATATGGCCCATTCCGTCGCTCCCGTTTCGTCTCGAAGCCAACGTAACGTATACCCGCCCCTCTGGATTGGTAAAAGACATCCGCCGGATGCGTGTGTACGGCAGCGGTATCCGCCCGTCGAACGACTATACCGAGCTGTCTATCGAGGGTGAGGTGTTTTGCTATCAGCCCGCCAATCAAGAGGGTATCTATGTAGCGATTAACGGTGTTGAAAGCAGTGCGTCATATCAGTTGCCCACCGAAACAGGTCTCTTTCCGTTCACACTTGCCGTACCGATCACGGCAGTAACGGCGGGGCAGCGGTTTATCTTTGATATTTATCATCGGCAAGAGGTATTGTCGCAACCCGAACCGTGGAACCGTGTTACCATTCGTCGTATTGGTGTCCGCCGTTCAATTCCTAACGCGCCGGCGCTGTATCATTGGCAGCCACAGGAAGGTATTCCATTTCCCACACTGCAATCTCGCTTAAACGACATCAATACTCAAATCCTTGCCGTCTACAACCGGTACGCCGCCGCAACATCGTTCTATCAACGTCAAACCGCCGGCACTGCGCGCACGGCAAAAGACGATGAGATTTTCGGCTACTACGAGCCGGTATTCCCACTCATGGGGTACCGACGCGGCGAGGCGTTGATCGTCCGCGGGCAGTCGGCGCAACTTGTCGGCGGCGCTCTGACCAAACTCGAATTAGACGAAAAGGCAAAGCGTACCTTGTGGGATACGTCGTTTACTCTCTCCCTTGTTTCTGCCCCATCAGAGCAAACAGTAGTGAAATATTTTGATACGGTACCGTGGCTACCCGTCGGCGCGTGGTATGCCGTGCGTGGCGGACAGGTATTCTACGCTGCCGAATGGTTGGGTGGATTGTAGTAGAGGAGCACGAGATGGGAAAGAACACACCGCAACGACGAATTGACGCGCCGCGTGATGGCGACGGATCGCGTGATGCTGAAATCCAACTTACGCAGGGAAATGCGATCCTCGGCGCGCCGCTTATTGACGTACCGACAGATGTAACGTGGGTAAGAACATATATTGATATTTCCGACTATACGCCGTTGGCTGCGGTTGAACTCTCGTGGCGCTTTGACAACGCAACGCCGCCGGATGTTTTTCTTATTCAATGGAGTACGTCATCATCCTTTACCAATCCAACGACGGTATCGGTAGCGGGTACCCAATGGACGGCAACGCTCCGTGGCTTACCTACCGATACGCTGTTGTACATCCGCATTGCAGCGCGGCGGGCCGGCGTTGTTTCCCCGTGGTCGGCAAGTATTACCGGTACTACGGCGTCGGACACGACACCGTTGGCGGCGGTGAGCAGTCCGGCGGCAACGTGGGACATTACGACAGGTGACGTCACCATTACATGGACGCCGCCGACAGACCGCCGCTACAAGCATACAAATGTCATAATACGCAACGCTTCAACAAATGTCATTCTGCGTACCGTTACTGCGGTGGCAGGCAGGTATGTGTGGACGTTTGCGCAGCAAGTACAGGATACCGGCGGCTCGTTTGTCTATTCTATCCGTATTGACTTTCAACCTATCACGACGCGCAATATCGCCGGTACAACGACCCAATTAACCGTATCTGCCCCGTCGTTGAGCGCACCGACGGGAGTAACCACGTCGTGGGACGGCGATACCGGCACGGCAGAAGCCGATTGTCTGATTACGTGGAACCATGTAAGCGGTGCTGCATACTATGATGTTTCAATCAATAGTCTTAGTCGCAGTGTCGGGTATGTTAATCGCTATTTGTACACGTATGAGCAGAACCGACGCGAGAACGGCGGCAACGGCGATCCAACCCTTACCATCGCGGTGACGGCGCGTGATGTGTACAACCGCACGGCGACAACAGCGCTTACCGCTACAAATGCCGCTCCGCCAACACCGTCGGCACCGACGATCACCGCATTTTTCAGTGCGTGTCGGTTTACGTGGCCGGCAATAACCGCTCGCGACGCGCGGCGGCTTGCATTGACGGTACAACGTGATGGAAGTGATGTTCTCACCGTTACGCTATCACCGCAGACAACCGAATACTTGTTTGAGGCGTCACAGAGCGGCACGTATCGCGCGCGGTTAGTTGTGGTTGATATGTTTGAGCAGACGAGTGCAGCGTCGGCGTGGAGTAGCACGACGTCGCTTACCGACACTGCGCAGTTTGTTCAAGAATTGCGCGCCGGTGTGACTTATCGTGATAGTGTTGGTACCGCGTCGTCAACGTTGAACGCATTAAAAGACGCAAATACATCATCAGGCGGTGTCTCGTACAGCGCATCATCAAGTTGGCGATGGATTGAAGCGAGCTATGATCGCGAAATCCGTCATCGTACAACGACCTTGAGCACGGCATCAACCACGATTGCTGCATATATTGGTGTGTCGAATGACGGATCGACGTACACATGGTATACCGGTGGTACGGTAAGCGGCGGTGTGTGGACGCCAACACAACAAACAAGCGAAAGTGCCGCGCAGACAAATGCCACATCGTTGGCGGCGGGTGTGTATCGCATTCAGTTGCCGTCGCCGGTGCAAACACGATATATCAGGCTCGGATTTCGTAATACGTCGGCGGCGGTGCGCATTGACGAGTTCTACCCGCGCTCACTTGTGCAGGGTGACGATATTGAAGCGGAGACGATCCGCGGTATTCACATCGCGGCATCGTCGATTACGGCGGATCGTCTGTCGGTGGATAGCCTAAGTGCCATCAGTGCCGATCTCGGTACGGTAACGGCGGGATCAATTACCGGTGTAACGATTACCGGTACAACGATTACCGGTACAACGATTAGCGGCGGGACGATTACAGGGTCAACATTTTATACAAGCTCATCGTTGCCGCGTATTGAGGTAGATAGTAATGGTCTTCGATACCGCGCGGCTGACAGCACAACGCCGTTCTATGTGAGTGTTTCTAACAACGGTACGTATGAAGCAGGAAATGTATGGGCAACTAAACTATTCGCTGACGAAATACGATTAGGCCCAAATGTTACGCTTAAGGAATTCTCTAATTTTGGCTTTGATGCGCCGTTATATTTGGGTAATATACCCAGTTCTTACACACAATGTGGACTATATATAGATAGTTTTGGGACATATACTGGTGTCGTTTGGGGCTTGTACGATGTTGCACTACAACGAGGTAATACAAGAGTTCTTATCGAGAGCAACGTAGTCACCACATCTGCACAAACCACAATTATTAATGCAAATACTACACGTATTCGTGGCTTAACGGTGGGGCGTACATCACTTTCGTTGAGCGGGAACGGCTCGAACCTGGCAGATTTTGCATTTGCGCGTGCTTCTAGCCCAGGCGACGCCGGCGACTATCGCTTTATCTTGCGTTTAGATAATTCAGACAACTTCAACATTATTAGTCGGAATGATGATGGCTCGTTTAGAGACTTTGTTTTGTTTATTCATCGTCTAAACGGGCATCTTGGTTTTGGTGGCACACCGTCTGTCTCCAACGGCGGCGTGGGAAGTATTGATGTTTACGGTGACGCGCGTATTCGGGGTACATTACGGGCCAAAACCGACTGGACGACTATAACATTGGAAAACAACTGGCAAGATTGCGGGTCGTTAACCGGCGACCCGTCGGTGGCGTACCGGATCATGCCCGACGGTACGGTGCAGTTCCGCGGTGCTATCCGTCGCACGAGTGGTACGTCGCAACGAATCTTCACGATGCCGACGGCTTTGCAAGGAAATGTTGTGCGGCGCGTTGTGGTGTCATATCGCTCAAACAACTCTTCGGTATTTGCGGCGTCGCAGCTTACGTATAATCCTTCAAACAGTCACGGTGTGTTTTTTGACGGCCCTTCGATTACCAACTCGTCAGGAACAACTGTCGAAGGTGTTGTCATGTTGTGGATGACATGGAACTTGTTAGGGTAGTCTAACAAGAATTAAAGGGGACGTAACGGTCGGTGTTGGGAAGTGGTAGGAGTTCGCAATCCCCCACCACCACCAACACCGACGGAAACGGAGCTGTGGAGGTAGTACCTGTAGGAGACAAAAAGACAAGACGTGAGCGGTAGACGTACATACCGCGCATGGTCGTATGGAGCAGACGAAACCATCGCGTATCGAGGCGGGCCGGCACCAAACATACAATACGTGTTGCGCGGCCCGCTCGATATTCATCTACTGCCTTCTGTATCCATCGCAGTATTCCACGTCCGTATGGTGGATTAAGCCATACATTTCCGTACCATGACACACGCAACCCGTCTCGATGATCCGGCAGCGGATGATCCAACCCGTACCATTCTTTGGCCTGAATATAGGCTTGCGCATGACAGTTGGATGCCGGATCGATGTCAAACAGCGCCCCGCCGATCAACAGCCGCGCGTGCTCGATGACCCACGGCGGTGTAAACCATTCCCCACTCTGTGACGACAGTAACGAGCGGTGCATACGTGTATACGTGTGTAGTCGTGTACTGGTCTACAACAGCTAATCCACAACAGAAGCTAACCACAGCGACGGGGTGGCAAAAAACAGCGGGTATCCCTCGTGTTGAGACCCACGCCGCGGCCAGTGGATGGTATACCACATAGCATCCCCTTGCTTGTACATCACGTCGAACACCCCACGATGCACCCGTGCGCTGCGGGGTTCATCTTCATCTGGTTCTCCCCCCGTTGTGTCAAGCTCCAGGTTGTGTATGGGTTGCCCGTATTCATCACCGATAGTCAATACGTTCTCGTTGGCGGAGACGGTGATGATGGTACTCGGCAGCTTGAGGTGGGTAATGGTTGTAAGTGCGGCATACGGGATGACGGTAAACGGTGCGCGTTGTCGTTCGCGTTCAAGTTTGGGAATGACGCGCTGCACTTGTTGGATGTGGTGATTGTGTCGCAATGGATGATCCGGCATATGGATTATTCCCAGGCCGATAGAGAGCTTGTTGATCGTATGCCACGCCCACGTAATGTTGTGATGTGTGTACACTCGTAATGATGTCTGTTCGGGGATGACAAGCGCGCTGTTGGTGTACAGACCACCTGTGATCGGTGTTTGCACAAGGCGCGTGCCGATGATATGGTCAGTTGTTATACAAACACCGGAGTTTGTGAGCGCAACGGCGTCATAGGCGTTTGCCATCTTGCCGACATGGTACATCCACGTCTCCCACAAAATCGGTGTGGTGGTGGTTTCAACCATCAACGGGGCCGTTTCGAGGAGTGGGAGAAGGAAGTATTCAAGCGGAGTTGTCGGATTGTCAGGCACCGGCTCTAAGGCAAGCGGCATACGCATAATACCGCGTGAGGTCTGTACCTCACTTGTTGCGTTGGTAGGGTTATAGATTGTTACGGTTGTCGTAGCTCGATGCTCGATCATTGTCATCGGAGCGCGACACCACGAGAGGTGCGTATCACCGTAAGCACGCGGAAGATGAACGGCAACTGCGTGTGACGGGATACCGTTTGCCGACGCAACGCAGACAAGAAACACGCCTGCCCTATCTCGCTTGAGATAGAGCGCGGCGTTGTACGTTTTTACCCCGTTTCTGGCCCGCTGCGCGCGCTCGATATACGCACGCACACTAGCTTTCTGTTTCTTAGTAATCTCGAATAGCAACATTGACTTGTACCGGCATAATTGCCATAACCGTTTTCTCGGTTTCGATGATCAACGGTCTGGTACCAAACACATCAAAACTTACCTCCGTTGTCATAAAAACATTGTATGTTGCCGTCGGCTTGATTGTGCTGAGTGCGCGGTCAAGAAATCCGGCATTAATGATGAGCGCAGCCGACGGTCGCACACGATGATCGGTGTGTGGCACAGTGTTTTGTGCAGGGATGCGGGCGCGCTCCGTTTTCGGTGATGGACGGTAATACACGCCGCCGTTGCGTACACCAACGGTAAATAACACGACGGCATCTTCTTGATTTTGCACCCCCATGTGCATGTTATCTTTTTGTCTCTTTGGTAGCACCTTACGCAAAGATTTCAGGTCTTTTCCGCTCACGGTTGCACGTGACAACATGGTACTGTCGATGATGCCGGAAAAGAGTGACGGCATACCTGGAGTGTATCCGTGATTGCCGTCAAGCCAATATATCCGTAGCCCGTCGCCTGTTGTTACACAGACGCGATGGAACGGGTGTCCGACGGTGATGTCAAGACGATGTACGTGCTTAATCTTCGGTAACAACTTTTTCAACACCTCAGCAGAGACTTGCCCGATAAGCGGGCCTTGCACTATGTAATTAGCACGCGGGAATAGCCGATATTCCGCAAGCTGCACGTACTGTTTGATTGCCATAAAGCCATCGGAGGCAAAGAGGAATGCACCGTCGTCATCAGTATAGAATGCAACGCCGTGCAACCGATCCACGCCACCGCAAAATGCCAGTCCGGCGCGCAGGGCGTCATCACAGTCGGTAAACGTCGCGTGCAGACTGGCATCATTGACATCAAACTGATATTCGGTATCAAGGGCTTGCGTGTGAAACATAACGTTACCGCGCGCAAGTGTACCGTTCATGTCGCCGGCGTTGTATGTAATGTGCAGGTCTCCCGTTTCGTCATACAAGGTATCAATGAAAGAGTCCGTGAAGGCAACATCGGGGAACGGCGCTTGAATGTTGGGTACGCAGACGGCGACCCGATGATTGGCAATGTAGAACTCCCCGTCATTTGTAAATAAGTAAAGGCAACTGACCGACGGGTCGTGTTTGGACTTGCCGAAGCGTTCGACTTTGTTCGTTGCAGCAAGCAACGTCATAACCTGTTCACTAATCGTTACCGTTGGCATTTAGCATTCTCCTTTCTTGAGTACTACATAATCCCGCTACTACCAAATCCACGCTCGCCCCGCTCACTCTCAGATAGTTCGGTTACGTCAAGAATGGGTGGTAATTCAACGCGAATAATAACGAGTTGTGCAATACGCGCATTCTCCGGTACTACCACACGGTACGGAGAGAAGTTCATCAGCAGCACGCGCACCTCACCACGGTAACTCGGATCGATGGTACCGTGAAACGCATATACGTGCGATGCTTTGTCAAGAGAGATGGTATCTGTATCCGGCGGCAGCAGCGCTCCTCTTCCAAATGCAAAGCCGCTCCGTGATGATACGCGCGCCATACATCCGTCTGGCAACTCCAGTGCAACACCGGTAGGGATGCTCACGTGAGCATAAGGTTCAATGATCGTGGCCTCGGCGCTGAGGATGTCATATCCAACATTACCTTGCTTCGGTGCAACAATACCACCGGTTGTTCGTAATCGTTTAACTCTCAAAGAGAGGGATGTTGGCGTACATGTTGAATTGTTGTTCTGATCGTTGGTGCTCATCAGTCTCTCCTTTATCTTCTGGGTGATTGCGGTACCACGACACAATCCCATCGAGTACATCACCGTCACGTGCGGTGCGCGCTTGACGAAATGTTATCGCAGCAAATCGCTTACTGTTCGGTTCGGGAAACGTGTGTATCACGCGCAGCGGTGTGTTGTTCTGTTGTGACCAAAAATTCGGTGTTGTGTAGAAAAACAGACTGCTTATCTCAAGTTCGGCAGCTCCGTATTGACTGTGCATCTGAACGGTTGGGTAAATAAACGAACACCATTCATACCGCACATCATTCACAACCACATACACATCAACCCTATCAATAATCATTACCAGCGAGAGCAACCCTGTTGATGTGAAGATGAAGGTCGGCTCGCGCTGATGATCGTGTACCGATTTGGCCCACGTTACCAGACGTTTTCCCTCGAACAACGAGAGGTCAAACGGTGTGTTGTTAAGCGGGTTTTCTAAGCGTAATGACAATGTGTAATGATTGTTTTGATCGTAGAAGTCATCAATCGTCATATCATGAATTGACGCGATACGCGCTTTGTGAACATGTGAGAACGTTTTTGGTGCGTTATCGCGTGGTTTGGCAAATGGCCTCCGCACAAAGACAAGTTCGCTAAAAGAGTTACTACTACTACTTAACACGTGTATCACCTCCTTTCGTTTGTGACATACGTAATCACTGTACCACGATGTCATGAGAAGTCAATGATTGCTCGCAATGATACATGCGTATGTTTCTGTATTTCCCATCTATTTTATTAACTATGTGCAGGTATGTGATACTTTTTTCCAGTGGTGATAGTGTGTCGTGTAGTGTTCGCGCAGTGTATTACATGATGTATTGCGTAGTGTGTTGAATGTTGTAATACGCAGAAAAACTACATCATATGCCAACACATGTATTCCCAATTCATCGCAGCGTAGCCACCGAAGCAAATCCGTTTGCACGTGCGCTCACGTTTATCCTGACCGACTTTCTGCCCAACGCCAATCGACAGGCTATCCCTGTTGACGAGGCTGAACGGATCATTGCGTCGGCAAAGGGGATGCCGATCAAATACGAGCCTGTCAACGAGGGGCACGCCGGTGCTTTCCCTATCGGCGTTATCGAGCGCGTATGGTCTGGTGTCGATCCCGTCACCAACCAACCGTGTATTTATGCAAGCGCCGTTCTGTGGGAGAGTGAGTATCCAGACATTGTTGCTGCGCTTAAACGCGAGTTTGAAACAACCGGCGCGTTGGCTGTCTCGTGGGAGTTGATGTATCAGGATGCCGAAGAGCAGGACGGGGTAGAGTGGCTGCGCGGTGTTACGGTTATCGGTGTGGCTATTGTCGAGCAGCCGGCATACGGCACAACACGAACACGTGTACTCACAATGGCGTCGCAATTAGAACATCGGAAATCGAATTTGTCAGAAGAGCGGCCAGAACAACGGGAGGTGCAGGGTATGAGCGGTGGTGATGAACTGGTAGCTGAGTTAGAGCGGCTGCGTGATGAAGTGCAACGGTATCGCGCGTTGGCAGAGCAGGCGCAGGCCGAGTTGCGCCTGGCCCAACGCAAGCAAGCGTTGGCGGGCGTGCTTACGGAGGCGGACATCGCCGAACAAGAGCCGCTGCTGCGCGAGGTCTCGGATGATATTTTTGCGTTGTATCAGAAAGCCCTTCTCACCGTTGCCGAGCGTGCTGTTCAGCGCGCTCTTGCCGAAAAGCATGATGAGCGCGTGGGGGGTGATTTGCTGCAACGCGATTTGCAGCGAGAACAGCGCGAGTTGTCACGTGAACAACCGATTGCTGTAGCTAACGTCACTGATGAGTACGCGGCGCCCCGTGGCTACCCGCGTCCTTCGACGATAGCGCTCGATGAGACGGCGGTCTTGTTGGAAACACTTCGACGGCTCTCGTGATACGTTTGCGTGACGTGATACGTGATGTGATGACTGTACTGTACTACTGACACGGGAGGGACCAGGCGTATGGCTTATTTAGCACAGACGGTAGATAGTGTGGTTATTGGCGCGGTCGCCGAAACCGATTTGATTGTGGGCCGCCCCGTTCGATACGGTGGCGTGCATGCGGCATCGGGGTTGCCGCTTGTAGAGGCGGCGGCTGCAAGTGACACACGGGTGGGTGTGGTGTTGGCAGCTCCCGATCCGTTTCCCCGCCCGTTCGATGAACGTCAGTTGATTGCCGGCCCATATGCGGCGTTGTCGCCGTACACGTTAACGCCGGCGTGGTCTAATCCAGTACAGACAACCACAATGTACTACAGCGGGTTGTCGGTGATCGAGAACGCCACTATTCCGGCGGGTGCGCGATGTCAGTGGGTGCAGCGTGGTATTGTCACCATCGGCTCGTCTGCGTTTGACGGTAACGCATCGACGTATCAGATTGACGATGCGCTATATGTCAATGCGTCAGGCGTGTTTACCCGCACGTCGGGTACCAACGTTGTTGCGCGGGTGGTTTCGGTAGATACTGCTCATCAGCGACTGACCATTCGGCTGACTGCCGGGTAATACAGGAGGGACTACGTATGACGCAGGTGTTTTCAGATGCACTGGTTTTTGATGTACAGCGTGCTCAGGCGTCGGCGACGTTGCGTTCGCTCGCTCAGCGAGTTGCCAACGGGAATGGACGGAGCGCGCTAGCCGAAACCATTGTTCGCTCTATCGAGCCGGGACGGCTTACGCTGGATACGTTCGGCATTTTTATGGACGTGCGCCAGTTTAACCCCGGTGATGATGCCAAAATCACCATCCGCCGCGGTAAGTATCCCGTGCGCGCAATGGTACCTGGCACCAGCCACCTTGTGGATCGTGTCTACAAGCAGGAGAAGGTCGGTTTCATGTGGGACGCGCTCATTGCCGGCGCGCGTGCCAACATGCTTGAGCTGAACAACGGTGATATTGACAGTGTTGCACGTCTCCGGCGCGATTTGCGTGACGACCTGATTGACGCAATTGCTGCGAAGGTGTTTACATTGCTCACCACAACGTGGAGCACCGTTTCGACAACGAGCCATGTCGCCACGGTTTCGGGCGCGCTGAACAAGACAACGCTTGATACCATGTTCGACACCGTCATCGACTACGCCGGCTCGGTGCGGGCCATTATCGGCACGTATAAGGCACTGCGCCCGCTGTACCAGTTTGCCGGTTATCAGCTTGTCACGCTTACCGGCGGTGGTGAGACGGCTCTGCCCTTGCGTCAGTTGCAAGAGCGGATGGATACCAACACGGTAAGTACTTACCGTGGTACGCCTGTAGTCGAGCTGCGACAGCAGTACCGCAATGCACTCCCCAACCCTCGCGCGGGTCTCATTCCTGACAACGTGGTACTGGTGGTCGGTAATCAGGCCGGCACTATTGGCTTGATGGGCGGTGTCGAGTATCAGGATTACACCGATTTCACCAGGCAGCCGGCGGATTATGTCATTCACGCCTGGCAGCAGTACGGTATACTGATCGATGATCCGACGGCCATCGGGGTGATTACCATCACCCCGTAAGTGAGGGGGTTGTATGGAAGAACAGCCTGTAGAGCAACCCGTACAGCAACCCGTACAGCAGCCCGTACAGCAGCCCCTACATCTACAGCCTGAAGGGGCGGAGCCGGTGCAGCAATGCGGCAAACCGTGGTACCAGAGCGCGACCATCTGGTTAAACATACTCATGATTATTGCGCTGGTCATTCCCGAAATAATGCAGGTACCGGAGTTGCAAGCATATCAAGACGAGTTGGCGCTGATTGCCGCTATCTGTAACATCATTATTCGCGTCTATCGCACGAATACGGCCATTCAGCATTAACGAGAGACGCTCGTTGCCCCCGCATTTTGCAAAATGCGGGGGCTTCTCTATCTTTCTCACTTACAAACAGCAGACAACCGCGCTATAGTAAACCCGCGTTAGCGGGTGTTCTCTAACCATCTACAAGGTGATGTATGTACATCGGAGACAGCACCATCCCGTCATTCACCGTTGCCGATGATCGGCTGGATGCGGTTCTTGATCGATGTGTTGCAGAATATCGTGATCGCACGCCGCCGTGGGGGTTCAATGGGTTAGGTGAGATTGTCTACTTGCGTACATATGCGCGGTATGAGATAGAGCGCGCAACGGGGGCGACGTGGAGTGAGCGGGTACGTGCGCTTATCCGCGCAAACGAACCGTTACCGCCGTTGCGCTACGACGCACAGCAGTTGGAAACGTGGCCGGAAACCATCCGCCGCGTTATTCTCGGCGCGCAAGCCATCGGTGCGGGGTTTACCAAAGCAGAGGCGATGCGGCTCTTCGATCACATGTTTCATTTGCGCGCACTACCGGCGGGGCGTATGTTGTGGCAACTCGGTACGTCATTTGTTCAACGCAATGGGGCGAACTCGCTGCTCAATTGCGCCTATGTCGCCGTGCGCTCTCCTGAAGATTTCTGTTATCTCTTTGACAATCTCATGCTCGGCTGCGGGGTTGGCTTTAGCGTACAGGCCAGGCACATCTACGAACTACCTGCTGTGCGCGCTAACGTGCGGATCGAGCACCACGAAACCACCGATGCCGATTTCATCGTTCCCGATAGTCGTGAGGGGTGGACGGAGTTGGTACGGCGGGTGCTACATGCTTATTTTGTTACAGGGCAGGGGTTTACGTACTCAACGATCCTTATCCGTCCACACGGTGAACCGATTGCCGGATTTGGCGGTGTGGCAAGCGGGCCGGAACCGCTTATTCGTGGGATTACAAACGTGTGTACCATCCTTGATCGGCGGGCCGGTACAAAACTCACATCTATTGACGTGTTAGATATTGCCAACGTCCTTGGCGAGATTGTGGTGGCCGGCAATGTGCGCCGCTCTGCCGAGATTGCATTAGGTGATCCTGCCGACATCTCATTTCTCTATGCCAAACGGTGGGATTTAGGTACCATCCCAAATTGGCGAGCGATGAGTAATAACTCGGTGATCACGCCATCACTTGATGAGCTACATCCGGTATTTTGGGAAGGGTATTATGGCAACGGTGAGCCATACGGATTGGTGAATATTGACCTTGCCCGTTCGGTGGGGCGTCTCGGCGAGCCGATGCGGGATACTGCCGAGGGGATTAACCCGTGTGGCGAAATCCCGCTCGAAAGTTATGAGTTCTGCAACCTTGCCGAGATTGTCTTGCCCAACATCCGTAGTGAAAGTGAGTTGCGCGATTGTGCGTATCTGCTGTACAAGATCCAAAAGGCGATTACTCAGTTACCGTATATCGATCCGAAGAGCAACGAAGTGGTGCGGCGGAATGCGCGGATCGGATTGAGCTTAACAGGGGTATTACAGGCGCGGGAGAAGTGGGGATGGCTTGATCCGACGTATCGCTATTTGCGCGCCCTTGACGCGGCGTACAGTGCTAAACGCGGGTGGGCGGAAAGTATTCGCCTGACCACCATCAAGCCGTCGGGCACACTCTCCCTCCTTGCCGGTGTGACGCCGGGTGTGCATCCGGCATTTGCGCATCACTACATCCGCCGTGTAGCGATGAGTGCGTTATCCCCACTCGTTGCGTATTGTCGTGAGCGTGGATACCCGATTGAGTACCGCAAGCAGTTTGACGGTAGCTGTGATACGTCAACGGTTGTCGTATCATTTCCATGCCGTGTACCGACAACGACGCCAACGGCGGCGCAGTTTAGCGCTATCTCACAACTTGAAACGGTACGTACTATGCAAACGGTGTGGGCCGATAATTCGGTGAGCGTCACCGTGTACTACCGTGATCACGAGTTGCCGGATATTCAGGCGTGGCTCCGTGATCACTACACTACGTCGATTAAGGCAGTTTCTTTCTTGCGACACGTGGATCACGGCTTTGTACAAGCACCATATGAAGAGATTAATGAAGCGATGTATGAGCAGTTGCGTTCGCATATCCGCGACGCGCAATCGGTGACGAACGCGGCGCTGAACGACGTTGACCTTGCCGACTGTGAAAGTGGTGTATGCCCTATTCGGTAGGGTTGAGTTGCATTTATCACCAGTCCTATCGTGTTTTTTCCTCGCGTTTTTATCAGATATGAGTACCAGCATGGTACAGTTTATCTGGGAAACGCGGGGGCTTTCTTGTTGGTTTTGGGGTATATATGACAACATACGATGCCGAGTTTAGCAAGATTTTGGAAGAATATGAACGGGAATACGACCTTTCCACGCTTAACAGCGCGAATGACAGAATTGCCCTTGAGCAATTAATTGCCAATCAAGTTCTTATCCGCCGTTGGCAGCGCGAATTACTTACTGTTGACGACCCAACGGAGTTACAACGCCGCACGCAGGCGATTACGTCGCTTATCAAAAGTTGTCAAGAGATCGAGCGACAGTTAAAGATTGACCGCAAGACGCGGGTTGGAGATAACGATGTTTCGGTGGCGCAGTACATTGCCTCGTTGCAAGACCATGCAAAAAAGTTTCTTGATGAACGTATTCAGCGTGTGTACTGCCCGCGGTGTGGCGTGATGCTCTTCCGGTATGCGCCCGTTCACGATCATACGGCATTTATGATCGAAGTGACGTGTAGCGCGTGCGAAAAACCGGTACGTGTGCAACGTGCGGCAAAGGGTACGCTTGACGATTTACCACCGCATGATCGAGCATGGCGGTACCGTCATCCGGTAACGGTGACAACGGCGGGGCAAACGGTGTCCAATAACGCGCCGCCGGTGTTGGTTATCGGCGATGATCCGGTAAACAATGATGATCCAGTTAATGAAGGCGACGGCTCTGTCTCCGGCGAGACGGCACAACACGCCAACGAGCAACTCACTAGTTGATATAGTGTAGACGTGGTGGGCGTTGTACAGAGAAGCCTATGGCATTACAACAAAAACTTACTGACGGGGATAAAGCACTTATCGAAATCCTAAGCGATCCGGTGTGGTTTGGCGAGTTTATGCGCTCTACTCGCGACGGGCAGATGCGCAAACAACTCTGGCCAGCCAAACCGTTTACGTACCGTTGGTATCAAAAAGACGTTCTCACATTGCAACCTTCTGCTAATCCGCGCCTCATTCTGCGTGGGGGGCGAGCAATCGGAAAGTGTCAACCGGAAACAACACGCATTCTGACCACCGACGGGTGGAAAACTATCGGTGATCTTGTGCAAGCGCATCGACGGAATAAGTCGCGCGGTGTACTCGTTGAGCTGTACGCGATGAACGAGCAGGGCGCGTTGGTGCGTTCGCCGGCATACGTCGCTTATGACGGAGATCACGTTGTTTACGAGATTGTGACAAAAAGCGGGTATCGCACCAGCGCAACACGCGATCATCCATTCCTTACCCCGCAGGGGTATATGACGACAGAATTACTTCAGGCGGGGCAGCGTGTTGCTATTCTCGCAGCACAGCCCGATACGTGGTGTACGGGGAAGGTGACAACGGCGGATGAGTGGCGTTTGTTGGGGTATCTTGCACTTGTTGAACACAAGCGCAAACGCTCGCTGTTGGTGTGTGCGAACGAGCACGTGCTGAACGACATTAGTCGGTTGGCCTACCAACATAGCATGACGCCGCTGCGTGAAGCAGATACGCTTAATTTACTCCTGTGGTACCGTGACCGAGAAAAGCCGCCGCTCCACGGCACCCTCGCGGCGCTGTCCTACGATGTGGAACAAGTACCACAAGTGCTGCCGATGCGCAATTATCGCCGCCCGCACTATATGTATGAAGTGCCGGGGGTGTTAGTACGAGAATGTACTGAACACGTGATCGCCTTCTTAAGCGGGTTATTTGCACAGTGGGCCACGCTTGAAAAGACGAGTATTCGCCTCATCATTCCCGATCAGGCCAATGCCGACATCATTCGCGTACTGCTAGCACGGATCGGGGTATGGTGCCGGATTGAACCATACACACAAGCGCCGCGTCATATGATCATTACCATCGACCATCCGGTGGCGGTGGCCCGCTTTTATCGTACTGTTCCCCTTGCCGGTGTCGTAGTTAAACACGTCGATGAGCCGCCGGCTGATGATATGTTTAACGACACCATCGTCTTTGATGAAATTATCAGTATTACCGCGTTGCCCAAACCCGTTCCCGTATATGCGATTGACGTACCGCAACACCGCACGTATATTGCCGATTGGTTTATCAGCCACAACTCGGTTGTGTTAGAAGATAAAATCCTCTACACCGTGCTTAATCACGCAACCGAGTTACCGCAAACTAAGGAGCTGCTAATCCTTACGGCGAATGAGGCGCAGTTGGCCCCGCTGTGGGATCGGTTGATTGTGCGCTCTACAACGTCACCGATCCTCGCCCCCTTTTTGGAAAACCGCGTCAATCGACAAGCGGGTATTTTGGACTACCGATGGCCCGACGGTACGCGGGTACTTGTGCGCGCACGGATCGCCGGTAAGGATAACGCAAACCTTGTTGGCCTCCACGTACCCGTTATCGTGGTAGACGAAGCGCAACTTTTCCGCCTTGATGCCTGGACGCAAGCCAGCCACTGTTGGAACGACTGGGAACCAAATGCGCGAATCCTTGTCGCCGGCGTACCAAACGGGTTACGTACCAGCCTGCTGTACTATGCAACGCAGGCCTACGCAGGCTATTCACAGTACAAAGTACCGGCTCACAATAACCCGTATTACACGTGGGCCATGGACGTAGATAACTTACGTCGGTACGGTGGTGAAGAGAGTGACGAGTACCGGCAGTTGGTACTCGGCGAACACGGGCGTCCGTCATTTAGCGTTATTCAACGTGAACAGTTTCACACCGAGCCATTCTCATTCCGCGTGGATCGGTATACCAACGATCACGTGCGAGATGGTCTCGTGTGGGATACGATCCTCGATCCACCACAAGTAAACGGTGTCGTGCTGTTTGGTATCGATACCGGTTATGTTGACCCAACGGTCATTGTGGTGACGGTACGGGGAAATGATAACGTTTGGCGACACGTATACCGTGTTGTCTTACAGAAAATAGATTTTGATTTACAGCAACGCATCATTCACGAACTTATCCGTCATTACCAGCCGGCGCGGGTTGCCATTGACGCCGGCCCCGGCGGTGGTGGGCTACAAATCATCCACACTCTTTTGTACAACGACGCCTACCGTGGGTTTCGCTACCGTGACATTATCCTACCCGTTGTATTCAATGAGCGGGTGGCTACGGATATTGAAAACACAGCGCCAACAAAGACCATCGGTGCGTTGCACCTCATTCGGGCCATTCAAGACAAGCGCCTTGTCTTCTCTGATATTGACTTTGAGGCGGTGAGCGAGCTGGAGCGTATTACCAGGCGCTCTACGGCAAGTGGTGCCGATAGCTACTATATCCTCGGTGAAAGCGGTACCGGCGCGTCACCCAACGATCACATCTTTGCTGCATTTATCTGTTGGGCAATGGCCGAACGGCAATCCGAAATGCGCCTTTACCGACGATCATTACCAAAACCCGTTGGCGTCTTTCGTTCTCTACCGTCCACCGCCGGTGGTGCAGCAGGTGGTACGACACAAGGGGAGACTACATGATAACCGGAACATACACGTATGGCAGTGCGTATGGCAGCGCATACGGTGTTGGGCGCATGGTAGCCGTTGCCGGCGGGCCGGCCCCTATACCGAACATTGTTGCAGGTTTTGCTCTGGCAAGCGATCAACCAAAATCCTATCGCGAAATTGTGCAAGCATGTCGATGGTATTACCAGAATGACCCGCACATGAGTACGGTTATTCAACGGATTGCCGACCTTGCCGCGTCGGGGTTGGTCAATACCGATGTGGCCCTTTTTGGCGGCGATACGCCGGATAGTACAACGTATGACGTGTTTAATGCCGTGGCCGAGCGGATCAACGACATCATGCACGCCGTCATCATCGGGTATCTTGTTGACGGTATGGCGATCCCGCAGTACGAGCTACAGCGGGTGATGGGGACGCGCCTACCCAACGTGCGTACCCGCACACGATACGTTGTGCCGGCGTCGTTCTGGTTACGCGATCCGCTGCAATTCGACTTTTACCCGCCGGTGTTCGGCGCGCAGCCGATGGCTTATCTACGTATCCCGTCTGAAGATATTGCGTTTGTCGAGAGCAAAGGGACGTTCCCCGACGGGCGGCGTGATCCAGCTCGCTATCGGGAATTGGTAGAGCGGTTCCCTGATTATGTTGCCGCCATTCGCCGCGGGGAGACGGCGCTACCGTACAACGGATACATCATCTACCGTAACCTCTTACCACAGGCAACCTACCCACAGCCGTTCTTACAGCCCGTGCTCGGCGCGCTTGCTCGTAAGTACATGTTGCAACGGTTGGACACGGCTATTTCATCGCGTATGATTGAGGCATTCCGACACGCTAAAGTCGGCAACGATGCGTTCCCCGCGGATGATAGCGATATTGAGGCGTTAAAGGCAGAGTTGGAAAAGGCCAGTAACGAGAATGCGGTGTTTAACATTGTGACCAATCACACGGTGGAGATTTCATGGATATTACCCGATTACAAGGGGCTACTCGATCCGGCCAAGTACGACACCGTGCATCGAGATATTCTCGTTGGGTTGGGATTTCCGCGTATCTTGTTAGTTGGCGAGACGGAGCGTAGCAACTCAGCAGACAACCAGTTTGCCGCGTTGGGCTTCTTAGCGCTCGTGCGCCACATCCAGCGTGATATGATCCAATGGGTATATCACGTGTACCGTGACGTGGCCGGTGCCAACGGATTTACCCGCGTACCCAAGCCGGAGTTCTTGCCGGTGCGCGTGGCCGATACGAACCAACTGCTACAGTACGCCGAGACAATGTTTAACATCGGTGTTATCTCGCGGGCCACGGTTGCCGGTTTGTACGGGGTTGATTATCGGAGCGAACGCTTGCGACGTGAGCAAGAAGATGCGCAATTGCTCGACGTGAGCAGTGAGCAGCGTAGTGAGCAGCGCAGTGAACAGAGCAATGAACAGCAAACCAACGCGCCGAACGATGCAGCCGATAGTGCGGATGCCGACGCCCCGTAATGCACGGTACGAGAGTGCGCGGTGGCGTTGGCTCCGGTGGAAACGGTACCAGAGGAAGTATGAGCGTCGAATGGATGGTTACAGTCATTACCGCTTTGATTTCGACAGCCGGCGCGGTGATTGCCGCATATTTCTCCTATCGTGCCGAGCGGCAGAAATCGGTATTACGACATAAAGTCGATGAGTGGCGCATTTTGCTTGATACGGCGGCAGCCAACATTCAACAGTTGCGTGATCGTGTGCAATATCTTGAACAGCAGTATGACGAACTCTCAAAAGTACTGAACGACGAACGCCGCACGTGGGCCAATGAGCGGATTGCCTTAGTTGCCGAATACGAGGGACGATTAACCGAACTGCACCGTGAGCTTGAGGATGTGACGCGCACGTTACGTCAAGAGGTGGCCACGTATCGTGATCGGTATAACGAACTCTTCTCTGAATACGCTGTCCTTAACGCGCGGTACCAACAATTATTAATTGAGTACGAAACACTTCAGAAGAAACTTCAACAGTTGAAAGATGAGAACGACGCGCTGCGCGGCTTGCTGCATAAACGCCGAAAAACCGATATTATCATCGAGGATGACGCCGAGGAAAACGGTCTGCCGGAGACCTCTTCTACTTGATAACACAACACCCAAACACCCATCGGTTGATTGTCTATGGCCGAGTAACTAAGGAGGGATCATGACAACATACCCGATCACCTATGCCACGACCTACTGGACGGCGCGCAACCCCCGCCGTACCGTGACAAACTATATCGTCATCCACCATGCAGCGGCCAGCTATCGTCTCGGCGACGCCGTGCGTGCTATCTACAATTTTCATCGCGGTCGATGGCCGGCATACAACGCCGCCGGCTATCATATGATTTTGCAACGTGAGGTTGACGGATCGATCAGTATTAATCTTGTCAACGACCCGTGGATTATCGGCGCGGGTGTGGCCAATCATAACCATCATTCATTCCACATCTGTTTGGCCGATAATTTCATTGACACCATCCCTGACGAGGCGTGGCTTGCGGCAACCAAAGTAGCCGTTGCTTTTGCTAAGAACCTTTTTCCAACGGCGACGGTTGTTGGGCATCGCGAGTTGGGGCAAACCACCTGCCCTGGCAATCGGTGGTTTGAATGGAAACCCGCTCTTGCCGACATCCCGTCCCCGCTGGCGCTATGGGTGCAAACAACATTTGCGACCCCGCACGGCAACGCACAGAATGATGGTGCGCAAGGTAGTGAGCAGAACGAGGCGCAGAGCGGTGGGCGGGACGGTGTGCAGAACAACCAAAGCAGTGTGCAAGGTACCGTTGTTGCGTATCCCGAAACGACCCCGATCATCGGCGTACCAATCATCCCCCGTGAGCGGGCCATAAACGCCGCCGTCGGGTTACTCATCGCCCGCCCGTACCGCACGCTACCGTCGGAGACAATCCGACATATTGTCGAAACATATGCCGATGTCGGTACCGTTGTCGGCGTGGATTGGCTCTGTGCAATCGCGCAGATGATCCACGAGACGGGCAGCTTGACATCGTTCTGGTCACAACCGCCGCGCCACAACCTTGCCGGTATCGGTGTAACCGGCGCTGCAAGTGTGGCTCCGCGTGAAGACCCGTTATGGCAATACGACCCACAACGCAATAAGTGGGTGTACGGTGTATCATTTCCATCATACGAACATGCGGTTCGGGCGCATTTGGGGCGCTTATTGGCCTATGCGCTCCCCAAAGACCGCCGCTCTAATGAGCAGCAAGCATGTATCGACGAGGCGCTGTCGTATCGCGCATTACCACTTCAATTGCACGGAAGTGCACCGCGGTGGATTGATTTAAACGGAAAGTGGGCCGTGCCGGGGAAAACCTACGGGCAGCGGATTATCCAGATAGCAAATCAAATAATTAATTCCGTATAGCAGCATGTGACGTAGGAGTATGTCCTGTAGCAGTATGTTGCATAGCAGTATGTTGCATAGCAGTATGTCATATGTCAGCGCGCACTCATCCCGACCAACACGAGTACCGAACAATGCATGAGCACCGAACAACAACGTCAGTATCGGAGACGGTGTTGGTGCCGGCGGTTACGTGGATGGTTGTTCATCGTCACCGCATTCTCGTGGCCATCCGTGACACCATCCCGTCACTTCTTGTCATCCTTGTTGTCTGCGGCGCATTGATTGCCGTCGCCGTGCAATCCCCCAATGCAGCGCAAGTCATCGCCGTTCTCGCCGTCCTTATCATCGGCGTGACCTTTCTTATCGGTAGTGTGCTGTTTCATCTTGCCGATACTCTTTTCACACATACGCCACCTACCGATACTCTGCCCGTCGGTGCTGTGCCGGCAACCGGCACCCCGGTACCATCAGTCTCACTGTCACCGGTACATGCAGCTACACCTGCTGACGGAGCCGAACGCACACAACATAAGAAGGCAGCGGTATTAGGTGTTGTGCCCGACGCAGCAGACTTGTTTGTACCGATAGACGAGACACTGATCAGTTAGCTCAATGCCAACAGAATAGCGAGTGGGTTTACAATCAACCCACTCGCTGTATTTCTTGTCTATCTGCTGTATTCTTTATCTATTTATTCGGTAGCATCCTCGACCCGAAAGTCGAAGATACGCTCCCAATGTGGCAACGGGCGGCCCGGACGGATGGCGTCATAATAATCAAGCATATTGGGCGCAACCTCATCAACGCCCTGCTCGCCTACCACGTAGTACATAAAATCGCCTTTGGCATCCTCTGTCATCATCATGTGCCCTGCCCGTACCGTGACAAGATGTGTCTCGCTACCGACGCCGCCAAAGGCGACAACCGTTGTCGGATCGGTGGATGAAATACTCACACCGTGTACACAGATAAGCCACGGCAAATTGTCAATCAGGCGATGAACTGTATGCGCTACAAAGACATTCGCGCGCTCGGATCGACCAATTTGTACCGTGTCACCGTCTTCAATCGCGTCGGTGTAGATGACACTTACCCACCCGCACTGAATACGCCGGCAACTTAACCGCTTCGTAATCCGCACCCGCTCGCCGTTGAAATTGTAGACTTTGAACAACATTGTTTTCCTCCTTGTCGTTGCAGTTTATGCCAACAGTCGGTGATGGTTATTCCAACCGACTGTTAGTACATGCTTACTTACCGTTATTCCTCATCCGTGTTGTCTCCGACGCCGGCCTCGCTACCGGTGATAAACCATGTCGTGACTTCGGCCACCATCGGGTCAAAGCCAACGACGTTCAGCGTGTTTCGATCCGTCGCCTTGACCGTGTCATCTCCGTACCTCCTATTCATAGCGTATATCACGATACCGTGATGTCAACAAGCGCGGCGCTCCTCTCTTCTTCCTACGCAATTTGACGATACACACGTGACGATACACACGTGGTAACTCTGTAACCCTTTAGCACGTAGCTGTGTATTATGTGTTCTTGACATTGTTGGTCAACATACTCAGGTATATCAAGATACCGAAAAAAGCGGGGGGAGCGCTCCCCCGTTCTACTCATATACGTCTATATGTCTGTTTGTCATATATCGCACATGTATACACACAGAAACCAGGGGTCGGTAAAACGAATAAACGGCATTTTTCCTGGATAAAAAGCCCTGACATTTTCCGGCCCTGTTGTGTTCTCTGTTCAATCGCCGGCGCTTTTTGTTCTTTTTCTCTCATGTCGCATCTTGTCACTTCATCTGGTATTTCATCACTCTTTTCCTTATCGTATCTCACGCCATTCTTTTGTATCCTTTTCGTTTGCGTTCGCCCTCAATGCTTCGCCCCGCTTCTTCTTTTCCTTTTGTCTCACTTTCTCTATACACGGCATTTCATTATTCACCACGTTGCGCCCCCGCTTTTTTTCACCCCCGCTCTCTTCATCTTGTTTTCGTTGTTCTCTCTCTGCTTCTTCTCTCGTGTTCTCTTCTTGCATCTTACCGTTCACCACCGCGCCGCTTATTTCCTCCTGTTCAACACCGCCGGCGCCGCTCTGTACCCTCTCATTATCTTCTTTTTTTTTCCTATCTCTCATCATCCCTCATACGTATTCCTTTATCTCGTCTCTTCCCCTCTTTCTTCGTTCTCTCTTTCATTTTTGCGTCATTCACCACACGCCTGCGCGCCTTCTCCATCACTCACATTTTTTTTCTTGATCAACACC